CAGATCATTTGGCTCTCCTGCCCGGCGGGACAGGTGCTTGTTCTTGGACGGATGGTTGTGGAATCAGAGTTAATAAGAAAGGAGGAAAAGATGTGAAAAAAGTAAAATTAGATTTACAACAGGTAAAGGTGTTTGATTCTAAAAATGCTATTGTTGATCATATTACGGATAACGAAAATGGTTACCGTGAGAAATTACAGTTAGTACAATCGGAATTGGATGCGAAAGATACTCAAGTGAAGTATCATTATCTTGTAGAACTGTATGACAACGAACTGGTTTATGAGGTTCGTATGCAGGGAGAAGGCACAACGTATTACCAACAAAATTATGCATTGTCAGGAAATGATGAAGTAGAATTCGTAGGTGATCCTGTTGAAGTACAAAGGGAGGTTAATTTTGTGGCCTTGGAGGAGCGATCCTTTAAAAGAACAAAAGTAAGTAATAAACCTAAAAAGGAGGTTAAAACAATGAGTGAATTAAAGAAAGCTCCTTGTCCAGATAGGGTAAATGAACTTATCGCAAATGTGTTAAGTAAATATACTGAAAAGGACAAAGAGTGGTTACTGACTCAGGAGGCAGACGTAATTGAAAAGATGTTTCCTAATGAGCCGGTCAAAGAAGAAGCTCCTCAACTGAATGAGGCTGCAAAATTGCAAGTGATTGAAGATTATAAAAAGTCTCAACCAACTGTTAATCCGGAAGTGTATGCGTATGGTGAAAGAACATATAATGCACAACGAGCGAAAATGTCAAAAAGTATTTTAGTGAATACTGGAGATATATACACAGATGTCGATTTTAAAGAAATGTCGATGGATGCCCTTGAAAAATTATATAAGTCTACATTGAAAGACGATACCGATTTTTCTCTACTTGGAGGAAATACAGAACGCTCCAAGATTAAGGATAATGAAGAAGAACCATTGTTTCTCCCTGGAATTGAAATCAAGGAAGAAGCTAAAAATTAACGAAAGGAGGTAAAAAATGTCATATAATACGATTAAGATCAAAAAATATTCAGATGTAGTAGAAGAACTCACAGCAACTGCGGTAGCAATCTATCCGGGTATGTTGGTGGAACTTACTTCAGCTGATACTGTACAAGCACATTCAAATGCTGGGCGAAATGCTCTTCAGATGTTTGCACTTGAAGATGAAATGCAAGGTAATGGTATTGATACAGCCTATGCTGTAAGTGTACCAATACAAGTATGGATTCCCGGTCGTGGTGATCAGGTATATGCTATACTTGCAGATGGACAAAACGCCGCAATCGGTGATTTTCTTGAATCTAACGGAGATGGATATTTAAAAGTTCATGTACCGGATATTGCAGTTGGTGGTTCTAGTTTAGAATCCGTAACTGATATGAATGTTTATACTAATCAGATTGTTGGTGTATGTTTAGAAGCAGCCAACCTGTCTGGTTCAAGTGGAGTAGGCTCTGAGGAGAGTGTTGCACTGATTGCGTATAACAGGAGAATCAAAGTAAGAATAATTTAAAAACAGAAAGGAGGTAAAAAATGAAAACAAATGTAGATTTTATGAGTCCTAAAGGTGCAGAAGGTTCTGTAGCTGGTTATATGTTAGAACAAGGTAAAATGGATCCGGGAGCAATGAGACCATTCGTTGGTACTGATGGAAGAACTTATGTTACTATTTATCGCGGAGGTGATCCAAGTAAAGTAAGTAACTATCAAACGAGTCCTATTAATGACAATACTGGTACACTTCGTAGGGATGAGTGGAAAAGATTAGATGAGGCTTTATTGGAAATTTCTAGACAAAGGCTTGGTGGAGTACAGGATTTGGTTGATAACGGTTTAGTTTACAATCTTGGTAATGCAATGGGTACTACGGTACTTGAATACCATGACGTAAGTGATGCAATGGAAGCAGACCTGACAATGGATGGAGTGACTCGTAGTAGAGGAGATCGTCCGAAGTTTGGAACTAATTACTTACCAATTCCAATTATTCACGTTGATTATGAAATCAACTCCAGAGTATTGGCAGCAAGTCGGAAGTTAGGTAATCCACTGGATACTACTTCTGCGGAAAGAGCAGCCCGTAAAGTAAATGAGAAATTGGAAACAATGCTCTTTACAGATACTGAATACACCTATGGTGGAGGTACTATAAAGAGTTATCTGAATCATGGAGACAGGAATACAGTGAGGTTGAGTACTGACTGGGATGATTCAGCCAAATCTGCTGCTGATCTGTTGAATGATGTAATTAGTATGAAGCAAGCTAGTATTGATGCTAAGCATTATGGTCCTTGGATGATATATATTCCTACAGCTTATGAAACTGTATTGGATCAAGATTATGACACTGTAACTCCGGGAACCACTATCAGGGATCGTATCCTGAAAGTTGGTGGTATCAAAGGAATCAAGGTAATTGATACTTTGACGGCTGATAATGTATTACTAATTCAAATGACTAGTGATGTAGTACGTTTAGTACGTGGTATGGGAATTACCAATGTACAATGGCAAACAGAAGGAAAATTCATTACCAAGTATAAGGTATTGACTATCCAAGTTCCTCAGATCCGTAGTGATCAAGATGGGAACAGCGGAATAACTCGTTTGTCATAGTTAAGATATTCACTAATCAAGTGATTTTTAATTTTAAATAATAATAAAATGGAACGTACAAAGAAAAATAAAAATGAGTTAATCAGGTGGAAGAAACTTGGTAGAGGTAGTTTTCGTATGGGAAATAAAATCATTAAACCTGGACAAGTATTTTCTGCTCGTTTAATGGACATTCCGAAAGGGTGTGAAGATATTATAGCTCCTATTGATAAATTACCAGAAGGCATGAAGGAAGATATTAAAGTTGTTCAGGCTATTTATAGTATAAAACATCGTAGCGGTAAGTGGTATGATGTTGTTAATTCTAATGGGAAGGTACTAAATGAAAAAGCAATGACTCGTGAGAGTGCTTTGGAGTTGATTAAACTATTGTAGGAGAAATGAGATGGACAGTTCCAAGAATGTGGACAGATGGAGAATGTTGGATTATCGGTGGAGGTCCATCTGTTCCAAGGCAGTTTGATGTTCCTGATGATATTATTCAACAGGTACTAAGTGGTAAGTTACCACCTAGGGCTTATTCTCCTTACATGAAAGCAATACATGGAAAGCATGTAATAGGAGTTAATTCAGCGTTTTTAATTGGAGATTGGATTGACATGGTATTTTTTGGTGATAAACGTTGGTATCTTGAAAATAGGGAACTACTAGCTGAATTTATTGGAATGAAAGTATCTTGTCATGCTAGTTTATTGAAAAATGATACGGAGCATATTAAGGTATTAAATCGGAATGGAAAACATGGCCAAGGAATTAGTCCTGATTATAGTAAGGTTTGTTGGAATGGCAATAGTGGATCAGCTGCAATAAGTGTAGCAGTAAATTCGGGAGTTTCTAAAATTATCCTACTTGGATTTGATATGAAGTTGGATAAAGAGCATAAACAACATTGGCATGGATTATATGGAACAGCTAATAGAAAACCAGGAGAAGTAAAGGGATTACCATTTGAAAGGCATTCCCGTGGTTTTCCCGCTATTCAAAGAGATGCTTTACTTAGAGGAGTGGAAATAATTAATGCCTGTCCGGATAGTACGATTAAAATATTTAGAAAGTCAACTGTTAAAGAGATTCTAAATGGAGAAGACAAGTAAAATATATGTAGCAGGACATACCGGGTTGGTTGGATCAGCTATTGTCAGAGCTTTACAAAACCAAGGGTATTATAATCTTATTACCTACCCACACAAAAATTGTGATTTAGCAGATCCAAATGTAGTCAAGTGGATATTCAGTACGGATAGACCAGAGTATGTATTTTTGGCAGCTGCTAGAGTTGGTGGTATTAATGCCAATATGACTTGCCCTGGAGACTTTATAAGGGAAAATCTTTTAGTTCAAACAAACGTTATAGAAGCTGCTAGATTATCTGGAGTTGAAAAGTTAATATTTTTGGGATCAGCTTGTATCTATCCGAAGTTATGCAAACAACCAATACGGGAAGAGTATTTGTTGACGGATTCATTGGAGTCGTCTAATATAGGTTATGCTATTGCAAAGATTGCTGGTCTTATAACATGTGATGCTTATAGGAAACAGTATGGTTGTAATTTTATATCAGCGATGCCAACTAATTTATACGGGATTCGTGATAATTTTCATTTATCTAACTGTCATGTATTGCCGGCAATCTGGAAAGATAAAATATTAGCGGCGTGAATGTAGTACGAATATATGCAGGGTTAGGAAATCAATTATCACAGTATGCCTTTGGTCAAGCTCAGGCAGAGAATGGAATTGATGTGAGGTATGCTACTGGTTGGTATGAGCGTAGAGCTCGTGGTATTAAGAATGGAAAAGGAGAGTGGACAGATGGTGTATTTTTTAGGTGGGAAGATTCTCCTCGTTATTATCGTTTAGGAATGTTTAATACAGAAGTAAAAATACATTCATTTTTGGATAAAAAGCCTGTTAAAGATACTGGTTATAATCCCGATTTATTACAGATGGATAATAATAACTTTTTAGGTTACTGGAATGATTTTAAGTATTATGAAAGTATATTACCAAGACTTCGTAAGGAGTTTTGTGTACAGAAGAAGTATTATACAGATGAGTATTTGAGATTGAAAAAACAAATCACTGAAAATCCGTCAGTATCCGTCCATGTAAGAAGAGAAGACTATATTGGTAGGAAAGGGTTTTACCTATTACCGTTAAGCTATTACATGGAAGCTTTACGCCATACAGAAGGAGATATATATGTATTTGGTAATGGGATGAAGTGGAGTAAGGAGCATTTTAAGGAGGAATACTTTTCCCGTAAAATTACATTCGTTCATTTGGAGGATTACTTGGATTTTGAATTAATGAAATTGTGTGATCATAATATTACAGCAAATAGTTCATTCAGTCGGTGGGCAGCTTACTTAAATGATAATCCAGAGAAGATAGTGGTATCTCCTCCAGGGTGGGGAATTGGTACAGGAAAAGAAATGGTAACGATTGTCATGACTCATTTCCGTGATCGGCAAAAGCAGTTGACACGAACCCTAGAATCATTTAAACAATACGACACAAAAGATTTCAATGTAATAATTGTAGATGATAACGGAAGCATAAATGAAGCCTTTATTTTTGCTCTGCCTTATGAGGTTAAAGTACTCAAAATAAAAAATGAAGGGTGGTCCAATCCTGTTGTTGCTCTTAATACTGGTATTTTAGAGGCTTTAAAGGGTTCTCCCAAGAGTATAATCATACAGCATAGTGAATGTTATCATCAAGGTAACATACTGGAGAGAGCCAAGCAAATGACGGATGAGGAGTATATTTCTTTTGGTTGTTACTGTTTGTCTGAAGGGGAGGTTCCAGAAACTGTGATTATTAATAATAAGCCTAAAGTATCAAGAAAGGAAAGTGGATGGCATAATCATCCAGTACATAGACCAGTAGGATATAATTTTTGTTCAGCAATAACAACTAAAAATCTAATACAGTTGAATGGATTTGATGAACGGTTTAAAGATGGGAATGCTTATGAAGATAATTATTTTCTGCACCAAGTTAAAACATTAGGATTGAAACTTGAAATAACGGCAGATCCTTTTGTGTTTCATCAATGGCACCCTATAACCAATAAGGCTAAAGGAGCAACAAATAAGAATCATAATTTATATCATAGGTTATTGAAATTAACGAAAAATAAATATAGAGCAGTACATTTAGTAACTCCAGATTATGAAGGTTAAATTTTATTATAATCATTTACTTAACATAGATATAGATACCGACAAGGATGTGAAGGTTTATATTGATCGGTTTCCTGTGAAAGTAATTCCAGCTGGAAGTATTCGTATTATAATTTTGGAGGAGGCTTGTAGGGATGATTTAGTGTTGTTGGTTAATAGATTCCCAAAAAATTATAATTACGTATTAACTTATCGGGAGAGCTTACTTGAAACTAATACTAAAGCAAGGTTTTTTCATTGCATAGATACTTGGGCAAAAGGATATGTTTCGCCCTGGAAAAGGTTTTCAGTATCTACGGTCGTTGGAGGGAAAGCGAATAGAACTATGGAAGGATATAGAGTACGGCATGAGTTGTGGAAAAAAAGAGGTAGGATTGAAATAGTAAGAAAATTTTATTTGAGTGGGCATTATAAGTGGAAAGGAGCCAATTATAATAATGAGCTTGTTTTGGGAGCTTCTAAAACTCCGTTATTTGATTCCCAATATCACATAGCAATCGAGAACACATCAATGAACAATTACTTTACTGAGAAGTTGATTGATTGTTTTCAAACATTGACCGTACCTATATACTACGGAGCTGATAATATAGGGGAGTTTTTTAATGCTGATGGAATAATTCAAGTAAATAGCGTAGATGAAATGGTGGAAGCTTGTAATAACGTTACAATAGAGCAATATGAAAGAATGTTGCCGGCAATGCAGGATAATTTCAAGAGGTCGGAAAAATGGTGTGATCATAATGAGCAAATAAAAACAGCAATAGTTAATCTATTAAAAGAAATAAAATGATTGTAGAAGACATCATACAAACTTTGGTAAAGGATCATAAAGTTCCTTACGTATATAATACTGATAATTTTATACCAGGGGAAACTCCTATCTACTATTCTGGTCCTTATTGGGATGACAAGGAAATGGTAGCTGCTATCAGTGTTTTGTTAAATGGTAAGTGGGTTACGGTTGATAAGAATGTTAGTGCGTTTGAAAAGAAGTTTAGTGAGATGTTCCATACAAAGCATTCATTAATGACTAATTCAGGATCTTCTGCTAATTTGATATTGATTGCTGGTTTGAAACAGTATTATGAATGGCAGGATGAGGATGAGATTATAGTTTCTCCAGCAGCTTTTCCCACTACAATTTCAGTATTACATCAGAATAGGTTAAAACCTGTGTTCGTAGATATTGAGTGGGAAACTTTAAATTTTGATTTAAGTAAAATAGAGGAGAAGATAACTGAACGGACAAAAGGAATATTTTTAGCTCCGGTATTGGGTAATCCTCCTAACATGAACAAACTTATTGATATCTGTGAAAAATATAGTTTAAAATTAATACTTGATAACTGTGATAGTTTAGGTTCTAAGTGGGGTGAAAAATATTTGAACGAATATAGCATAGCATATTCAAATTCATTTTATCCGGCTCATCATATTTCTACTGGAGAGGGAGGAATGGTTTGTTCGGATAATCAACCGTTAATGAAACTGATGCGGAGTCTAGTCAATTGGGGAAGGGATTGTTATTGCATTGGTACAGATAGCTTATTGCCGGAAGGAAAATGCAAACATAGATTTGCCAAATGGTTAGACAAATACGATGGAGTGGTGGATCATAAATATGTATTTTCTAGTATGGGTTACAATGTAAAGCCGTTAGATTTACAGGGAGCAATCGGATCGGTACAGTTAGAGAAGTTTAATAAGATTGATTTCAATAGGAGAATAGCTAAAACGACAATAGAAGCGATAGTTACTCGTAATATATCAGGGATTAGAGGAGTAAAGGAATTGCAGGAGGCAAGTACGTGTTGGTTTGGTACTCCTTTTATATGTAATACAACAGAATTGAAACGAAAATTAGTTCGGCATTTAGAAAATAATAAGATACAGACTCGTAATTATTTTGCTGGAAATATTTTAATGCATCCCGGGTATAGCTTTTTGGATGATTACAAGAAGTATCCTGAAGCTAATAAAGTACTTGATAAGGTATTTTTTGTAGGAGCCTCTCCACATTACGGAGAAGAAGTATTTAATTATATTGAAACGGTAGTAAAACAATTCAAATGAATTATATAATATCAGGACAATCAGGATTTATTGGATCAGCTATTACAAATTATTTATTGGCTAGAGGGCAGAATGTGGTTGGGATACAAAGACCGTATTCAATATCTAAATTGAAGCGGGTATTTAAAGAAACCAATCCTGATTACATAGTACATTTAGCAACCTATGGGAATCATTGTCAGCTACAAAGAAAGTTTGGTCAGATGGTAGCAACGAATATTACTGGAACATATAATTTATTGGAAGCAGCTGATGAATGGAATTATAAGGTATTCTATAATGTATCTACATCATCAGTTGGTTTAAAGATTCAGACGTATTATTCAATAACAAAATTATGTGGAGAGATGTTAGCTGGATTATATGATAGGGTTGTGAATGTTAGACCATATTCTGTGTATGGACCTGGTGAAGCTAAACACAGATTCATTCCTAAAATAATGGAGTGTTTAATAACTGGAGAACAATTAACAATAGATGAAAAAGCCACACATGATTGGATATTTATTTCTGATTTTATTGTCGCATTATTTGCTGGAGAAACAGATATAGGAACAGGAGTTAAGTCATCTAATAAAGAAATTGTAGAGATGCTACAACAGATATCAGGTAAGAAGTTAAATTATACGGCCGGAAAGGTTAGAACATATGATAATAATGATTGGGTGGCTAAAAGCGGTGTTTCTCATATAGGTATTTATGAAGGTTTAAAAAGAACGTATGAACACTTTACAAAATAGAGTATTAGAGATTTCAAAGAAATTACAGCTTTCTCATTTAGGGAGTTGTTTAACATCAGTTGATATCATTGATGAAATATATGAACTAAAGGAGGATGATGAGAAGTTTATACTATCCTGTGGACATGCCGGGTTGGCTTTGTATGTTGTTATTGAAAAATATGAAGGTGTAAATGCAGAGGACAGTTTCTTGCTACACGGTACTCATCCAAATAGGTGTGAGAAAAGTAAGATACATTGTTCTACTGGTAGTTTAGGACAGGGATTACCGATTGCTTTAGGAATGGCATTCGCTGATCGTACAAAGAATGTTTATTGTTTGATTTCAGATGGGGAATGTAGTGAAGGAACTATATGGGAAGCGGCTAATGTTATGCAAAAATATGATATAACTAATTTGAAAGTATATCTAAATTTCAATGGCTTTTCAGCATACGATGTTGTTTCAGATCAGTTAATTAAGAAAATGCAATTCATTATGCCATCAATAGAAGTAAGAAAAACCAATGTAGAAGATTATGGGTTAAAAGGATTATCAGCACATTATATAATTTTATAAATAAAAGATATGTTATCAAAACATTTATACAGAGGAATATTACCAAAACTATTAAGGGAGAACCCGAAAGCAAACTACTTGGAGATAGGAGCATTTGATGGGGAGGGTGTTGCTTTGCTTTGTAAGACATTTCCGGATAGAATGTTTTATGCCGTTGATCCCTTTATTGAGGATGGAAATACAGTACATACAACTCATGCGAATAAGGGAGATTCTATATTAAGTATAAAACAAGATTTTTTGTACAATACTCGTGCTTGTAAAAATCTTACGTATTTTGATATGACGTCTGCTAAATTTTTTAATAAAAACCTGTATAATGTATTTTCTATTGATATATTGTTTATAGATGGGGATCATTCATTTAAGGGGATGTCTTTAGATTTATTAATTGCGGCAGCATTTGCAGCAAAAAATCCTATATACGTTGTTGCAGATGATATAGATATGTTAGAAGTTCAACAAGGATTAGAAATTTTTGCACAAAAATATAATATAACACCCACACCAGTACCATTTCATAAATCTGATGTTACAAGGGCTGTGTATTTTTATTTATCACTATAAAAATATGAGAAGGAAATTTGCAGATGATTTGTATAAGTTAATGAAGGATGAAAACATTGTTCTTATTACAGGGGATATGGGATACGGTATGTTTGATAAAATAAGGGATGAATTACCAGAACAATTTATTAATACTGGAGCAGCTGAAATGGCTATGATGGGAATTGCAATAGGATTAGCGTTGGAAGGGAAGATACCCGTTGTTTATTCAATCACTCCATTTTTATTATATAGACCGTTTGAAGCAATTAGAAATTATATTAACCATGAAAGTATCCCTGTTATTATGGTAGGGTCAGGTAGAGATAAGGATTATAGTCAGGCAGGGTTTAGTCATGATGCTTCAGACCATGAAATTTTACGGCAGTTTAAAAATATTCTTTTTATAGTATATAATAAACTGTTTGATTTAAAGAAGATTGTTTATGCTAATCGTCCTGTATACTTAAATTTGAAAAGATGAATGATTCAATACAGACAGTGGTTTTGATATTACGAAGTGGAGGTGTTTACGGTTTTCGTGATGTAGAATTATTATCTTTTCATTTACAAAAGCAATGGCATGGTAGTAAGAAATTACGAATATTATGTTTATTTGATAAAGTAGATGAGACTCGTAAATTAATTAATGTAACGCTTATGCCAATGCAAAATAAGGAGTGGCCGGGATGGTGGAGCAAGATGAACATGTTTTCTCCTGATATGGAGCAGTACCGTCCATTTTTATATATAGATTTGGATATGGCCATAGTAGGGAGTTTGGAAGGGATTTTACCTCCTCCTGGAAGAGAAAATCAGTTTATTACATTAGAAGGGTTTAATGGTAGGGCAAAATATTTACTTTCTGGAATGATGTGGTTACCTGCAAAAAATGATATGATTTCTAAAGTTTGGGAACAATGGATAGAGGATCCAGATTTGGGGATGCAACAATGTAGAGGAGATCAGAATTTTATACAAAATGTGGTAGGAGAGCCGGATGAACGTTGGCAAAATATTACAGATAAAATTTGTAATTTTAAACCACGGAATGGAGTGGCTGTAAAGGGATCAAATTGGTGTCAACGTATTATTGAAGCCGTACCAGATAGTGCCTCAGTGGTATGTTTGCATGGGAAACCAAAAATATTTGATGCTGCAGAAAAGATTAATTGGGTAAAGAAATATATAAATAATGTCTATGATAAACGATAAGTACATGAATATGGTTAAGGATGAACATAAACGATCCTATGCATTATATCAACAAGGTAAGCGCATGGAAAGCGGGTACAGTAATCATCAGCCTGTTTTGATTCATGTTTTAAATACAATAAAAACTGGGAATGTATTGGAGTTTGGTATGGGATGGTGTAGTACACCGTTAATGAGTGTTATTTGTAAGCATCAAAATAGATTTCTATTATCAGTGGAGACAGACCGGAAGTGGTTAGATAAGTTTTTAGATTATGAATCAGGAAAGCATAGATTAACATTAATAACACCAGAGGAGTTGGTATTACAGAGTCATGCGTTGTTTGAGCGGAAATATGCTGTGGCGTTTATAGACGGGGCGGCAAAGTTACGTAGTCCTCTTATGAAAAAGATTAAAGATCAGGTTGATTACTTTGTGGTACATGACACGGGGATAAGGGCAAAGGAAGTTTATAAATTTGATTTTTCCGGATTCAAACACGTATTACATCTTAATGTAGGAGCAATCGTACCAAGAACTTCCGTAGTATCTAACATGAATGAAATTGATGAGAATATATATACTATGAAATCTCTGAAAAAAGAAAGTAAATTATGAATAAAAAGTTACCATCTCCGATATTAGTTGTAGGAGCCGCCCGGTCAGGGACAAGCCTTGTTGCTGGAATTATTAATATGAGTGGAGCATTTGGAGGCGTTATGGCTGGTCCACAGAAGAGTAATCAAAAGGGAATGTTTGAAAATAGTAGAATACGAACTGAGATTGTTAAACCTTACTTGAGAGCGATTGGTGTAGATGCTATGGCTCAATTCCCTTTACCAAACGTGGATAATTTAATGATACCACGTGATTGGCAGCAACGGGTAGAACAAGTAATGATTGAACAGGGATACAAAGATGGAGCGTGGATGTATAAAGGACCGAAGATGTGTTTAATGTGGCCGGTATGGCATTATGCTTTTCCAAACGCTAAGTGGATTATCGTTCGGCGTAGAACTGGGGATATTATTCAGTCCTGTGTTAAGACAGGGTTTATGCGAGCGTTTATGATAGAAGAAACTCGTCGAGCAGTTGGAGCAGATACTGAGGATGAGGGTTGGAAATGGTGGGTTCAACAACATGAAAAACGATTTGTAGAAATGATGACGGAAGGATTAAATTGTAAAGTTGTATGGCCTCACAGAATGGTGGACGGAGATTATCAACAAATGTACGAAACAGTAGATTGGTTAGGTTTAAAGTGGAACAGTGAGATATTGAGTTTTATTGATCCGTTGTTATGGCATAGTAGAAATAAAGAAAAACAAAATGGTATATCTAATAACAGCTAAAGCAGGAGCCGGCAAAACACATTATGCTGAGGCACTGGCTAAGGAATTACAAGAGGAGGGCTATCAGGTTCGAATACTTGACGGAGATACGTTTAGGAAGAAGACTAAGAACAAAGATTATACTGATAAGGGTAGGATAGCAAATTTAATTAAAGCTGCTAGACAGGCAAGAGAATGGGAATGGGATGGTTATATGGTTATATGTGCATTTGTTTCTCCACGGAAAGCATGGCGGGATATGATGCGTTCATTTTGGTTAGAAAGTAGAGTAATATATATACCAGGCGGAACATTGTGGGAAGGAACCACATACGAGAAACCTACTGATGAAGAACTAATTAATATAGGAAGGAGTAAAAAATGGCAAGAACGACTGCTGCAGAAGTTAGGCAAATAATGGATAACCTCACAACGGATGTTATGAGTTCGACGGATGTTGATTCATACATTCTTGGAGCAAATGCTCTGGTAACAAAGATACTTGGAGATGACACCAGTATTGGATCGGTTTTATTGGAGGATATTGAACGTTGGTTTACAGCTCATATGATATCTGTTTCCAGGCATCGAACAACCACGGAAGAAAAGTTAGGCGATGCTACGGTGAAATATACAGGTGTATTCAAAGAACAATTATCTTCAACACCATACGGACAAATGGTATTACAATTAGATATAACAGGCAAAATGGCAAACATTGGTAAAAAAGGAGCTGGAATATATGCCGTAACAAGTTTTGAGTAATGGGAATAGCAGATTTTGTAAGTCGATTATGTGAGCAGGATGCGGTCTACTGGGGTAATCCACAGGATGATGGTAGAGGTGGATATACGTATGATGATCCTGTTGAGATTAAATGTCGTTGGGAAGATAGTAATGAGGTGATTGCAATGGCTGGACAAGGTAGAAAAAGCCGGGAGCTGGTTTCAAAGTCTCAGGTTTGGGTTGTCCAGGATGTGGATGAGGAAGGTTATTTGTATTTGGGGACATTGGATAGTACAGATGCTTTGAGTAGTGCTGAGGAGGCTAATCCAGCAAATGCAGATGAGGCATATAAGATATTGAAGTTTGAAAAGACTCCTGAGCATAGGAGAAGTAATAAGTTTATAAGAAAGGCGTATTTGTAATGGTACAAATAACAGGATTTACGAAAGTTAAAGCTAATCTTAATAAAGCAATATTGAAGATTGAAGCAAAAAGTATGAAGGGTTTGATTGAATCAGCTATTATTATTCGTAGGGATATGGAAAAGACTCCTCCATTGGTTCCTATTGATACTGGTAATTTGAGAGGTAGTTGGTTTACGGAGGCGGTTAAAGTAAAAGGAATGGCAGGTTTGTTGCTTGGTTTTAGTGCTAATTATGCTGTATTTGTTCATGAAATGGTAGATAAAGATGGAACAGTTATTGATTGGAATCGTCCTGGATCTGGTCCAAAGTTTTTTGAACAAGCTTTAACAAGAAATGAAAAATTAATATTACAAACAATAAGAGATAATGCTTATATAAAATGAATAGTCCAAGTGAAGATATAAAAGATATGCTGGTAGCTGATACTGATTTAAGTTTAGTGTTTGCAACTAATTTATTTATTGCAGTGGAGCCAACCATACCCAAAAATTGTGTAACTATATTTGACACATTAGGCAGACCACCACAATTAACTTTAAAAGGAAAAGGAGAAGATTATTTTTACCCAGCTGTTCAAATTAGAGTACGGAATACAAGTTACGTAACAGGATGGGCATTAATACAAAATATAAGAACTTCGTTACATGGCCGGGCACAGAAGACATATAACGGAGCTTGGTACTCAGCAATTTTTTGTTCAAGTGGTCCAGCTATGTTGGACTGGGATGAGAATAGTAGAGTACGGTTTATCATCAACTTCAATATACAGAGAAGATGATGTATTGTTTAATTTAATAATGAAAAGGAGGTAAAACATGAGTGAAGCAGTCACAGGAGTAGGTGCTATATTCCACCGATGGGATGGATTACATACTTGGGCAGCTATTGCAGAAATAAACAACATTGGCGGACCTAGTATGACTAGGGATACCATTGACGCTACTTCATTGGATTCAACCGATGGGTATCGTGAGTTTATTGCTGGCTTTAGAGATGGAGGAACTGTTGTTCTTAATATGAACTTTTGGCGTAATACTTACGCATTATTTAAAGCTGATTTTGAGAGTGACACCCTTGGTAACTATGAGATTATACTACCTGATGATGACACGACTACTTTAGAATTTACGGGCTTGGTAACTGAATTACCGTTGACTATTCCACCGGATGATAAAATCACAGTGGATGTATCAATTAAAATCAGTGGAAAAGTTACGTTGAATTCTGGAGATTTGTCAGCATCGCCAGCATCAGTATAAAAGAAATAATGCTAATCAAGCGTTTTTATTAATCATTTAAAAATTTAAAAAAATGAAAAAAAGTAATGTTCTTTTAACCAGAGAGAATTTATTAAGGAAAGAAGTATTAAAAACTGTTCAAGTAGATTTGGGAGGAAACCAAATTGTGTTTGTTCGTCAAATGACGGGAAGAGAAAGGGAGCAGTTTGAAAACCTATTGGTAAAGAAAATATCAAAAGGTGGAAAAGTTGTAGACTATCAACAGTCAATGGGAGATTTCCGGGCTAAGTTGGCTGTCAATTGTTTATGTGATGAGAAAGGAAAGAATTTAATGCAACCAGGTGATTATGCTACATTAAGTCAAAACATGAGTGCTTCCAAATTGACTAAAATAGCAGATGCAGCCGGTAAGTTAAATGGGATAACAGAAGAGGATAAGGAGGAGTTAGTAAAAAACTCAGACAGCGACCAGGACGTCGCTTCCAGTTCCGCCTCTGTAAAGAATTAGGTTATGCTCATCCAGATTATTTACTGGATGAATTAACGAGTACTCAACTGAGTGAGTGGCAGGCATATGATAGATTGGAACCTATTGGAGAGGAGCGTTGGGAATTTTCAATGGCATCCTTGAGTTCTTTGATTATGAATATTTCACGTGCGGTGTGGGGCAAGAAGGGTGTTGAAATGACTACACCGGATTTATTTATACCGGAGTGGGATAGAGATCCAAATGAAACGCAAGAACAAAGGGTTCCAAAACAGTCGGTGGAACAAATGAAAATGATTTTAGAAACAATTGCAAATACACAAAATAAAAAAGTACAAAAGAAAGAAGAAAGGGAAGCAAAATTTAATAAAGAACCACCAAAGAAATGGAAAGGTAAAAAATGAATTTAGGAGCATTAGTAGCAACATTAGGAGTTAATTCTTCAGGACTTATAAAAGCTCAGAAGGATATGCTGGCATTTGAGAAGAAAACCAATGCCGCATTAACTCGAGTCAATGCAAAGTTAGCTACAACCGGAGCAGCAATGAAAAAGGTTGGCAAGGCTATGACTATGTATTTGACTCTTCCGATGGCTTTAGTCGGAGGAGCTGCGGCTAAAATGTATATGGGTTTTGAAGCTTCAATGTCCAAAATAGTTGGATTGGTAGGTGTTGCCCGTGAGAAAGTTGCTGCATGGAGTGAGGAGATTCTACGTATTGCTCCACAGTTAGGAAAAGCTCCAAAGGAATTAGCTGATGCCATGTTCTTTATTACATCTGCTGGTATTAGAGGAGCAGAAGCGATGGATGTTTTAAAAATGTCTGCTAAGGCATCTGCATCAGGATTAGGAGAAACAAAAATAGTTGCTGACTTGGTTACTTCTGCAATGAACGCCTATGGTAAGGAAACTCTAAATGCCCAGTTGGCAACTGATATACTTACAGCATCGGTGAGGGAAGGTAAAGCAGAGGCGACGGCTTTGGCGAGTTCAATGGGTATGGTATTACCTATCGCATCTAACATGGGAGTAGCTTTTCATGAAGTAGGTGGAGCAGTAGCAGCTATGACACGTACTGGTACAAGTGCAGCAACGGCATCAATGCAGTTAAGACAAATATTAGCTTCATTATTAAAACCTACTCAACAAGCCGAAGAAGCTCTTTGGAATATGAATACTTCTTCCGCAGCATTACGAAAGACAATAAAACAAGATGGATTATTAGCTGCTTTAATGCAAATTAGAAAACTAACAGCTCAATATGGAGAAACTGTTATGAGTGATGTATTTCCAAACATTAGAGCATTGTCAGGGGCATTGGATATCATGGGGGCTAACTTAGAAGATAACAGAGCAATATTTGCATCATTGGAGAAGGCAGCCGGGTCAGGAGCAAAGGCATTTGCAGCGGCAGCCGAAACATTTGAACATAAATGGAAGGTAGCTACTGCCACAGCGAAAACAGCTTTGACAATATTTGGAAAGACCATAGCCGAAGAGTTAATACCAATATTGGAAGGATTCTCTGAAAGGATTCGGGAAGTAATAATGTGGTGGAATGGATTGAGTGAAGCTCAAAAGGAAAACAAGATAAGAATAGCTGGGTTAATTATGGTAGCAGGTCCATTGTTAAAGATACTTGGATTTTTGGTAGCCAGTGTTTTACCCAAGTTAATTATGATTGGTTTTAAAGCTGTAAAAATGTTTCATGCTTTGAAGTTAGCTGCGATGGCTAATCCGTTTACAGCCCTTGCAGCAGTGTTGACAATAGCTACTGTAGCGTTGGTTACTTTTATTAAAAAATCAAAACGGACAGCAGAGTTATATAAAGGAATGGATCAATGGACTAT